CTGGCTTTTCTCTTTCGAGAGTTTTAATGGCGGAATCATCTAATGATGTGATTACATCCGTCCAACCTAGTCCTTGGGACTTTAAAAGAGACGTTTTGTCTCTAAAGACGTTTCCGTCTACATCCGTCCTTAAATATGGACGGAAAGGGGAGCACCTTTGCAGGTGCTCTAATGAGAAGACCCATCGGAGTCTTTTCGATTTTAATCTGCTGTTTACAGCAGATAATATCTTGGGTAAGTCAAGTTGCCCAAGAATCGATGTCTGCCACAATGCAGACAATATATGGGAGTGCAAACTCCCTAGGGCCCTAACGGGCCTAGAAAACCGTGTGGTTTTCGACCATTTGAAGGTCAAAGACGCGTTGCGCGTCCTCAAAAGGGGTACCTATTGGTATCCACAACTTGCGAAAAAGCGCAAGTTCAAGGAATCCGTTTTTCAACGGAAGATGTGTCGGCTTCTTGCCGGCTGTTCCTCCCCAGAAGGGAAGGATAACTATTACCTGTTGAAAAATCGACAGGTGAATGTAGCCGCTGTGCAGCGGCTTAGGAGCCTTTTGGCTCTAGTTGATGGCCTGCTCATGCAGGTCGTTCTTGCCTTTCCGGGCAGCTCTGAGTTTCAGAGTTGGTCAAGAATTGACCAAATAATGAGATCTTTGATCTCTAACGTTCTTGATGATTATTTCAAGGACATTGACCCTAACAGGGTCCTTACCTTTAGCAAGGTTAAAGATGTTCGTAAGGACATCAAAATGCATGGATTCAATCCGTGCTCTGATATGACGAAAGTCATAGTTCCCCGCGAACTTTCCGCGGTTAGAGTGGCATTGTCACTCATTAGGGGTAAGACTCCCCTCAGTCACTACCAAGTGATGATTATGTCCCAAACCAGGGCATCTGGGGTTCCTCCCAGGGCGATCTACGATCGCACTCTCGCCAAAACAAAGGCGATTCTGACGACTCCGTCAGACAAGGCCCTTTACGGGTCTATTCAAGGGCCACTTTGTATGGCCGTTGATCACTTTTACAGTGATCTACTCGTGCGCCTTGGCAGCACGCGTGAACGGTTCTTTGAAACCGTTGTGAGGGAGGCAAAAATCTCCCTATCGGACTCTGGTGAGTTCTTTACCAACTCCAATGTTGGCGGGAAGCTTGAAGCTTCTAGGCGAATTTTGCATTCGCATCGGGAAATTCCCGAAGTTGATCTCCAAACTGGAGACTTGACAGGAAAGATCCTGTCCATAAACAATTCCTCACAGGGGGAATTATTATTCCACTGGGCATGTGGAAAATTTAGAGATCGTCGTAATCTCTACACAAACAACTCCATGAGTTGTAGAATCAGCCTTGTGGCTGAATTGGGAAAATACCGTACGATAACGGTATCCACATTGCAGCATGCGCTGCTTCTCCACCCATTTTCTCATATGGGTTTAAAGATTCTCGAGGCCATGCCCGAGGACAATAGCGGCATTGGAGCCGCCAATCACTCTTGGAACTTTTTCAAGAGGTTATCGCACAAGAATCCGAGTGCGAGCTTTCTCTTCAATGAGAATATACAGACTAGTGTGACTAGTCTAGATTGGGAACAGGCAACGGATTACACTGATCCCTTCATTGCTGGTGCAATGATCAATAGGCTTCAAGAGAAGCTAGGGGTACCAAAGTGGTACCGTGAGACAGTGCTTTTTGCACTGACAGCTCCACGTCAAGTGGAGACATTGGATCGGAACGGAGTTCCGATCGAAGTATTTTACACCAAACGTGGTGTATTAATGGGTGACCCAGTCACCAAGGTGGTTCTCCACCTCCACCATGCGATTGGTGGTAACATAGCAATGATTTTGCTAAGATCCTTGACGGATCCTGACGTAGAGTCAGAAGGAAGCTCAGATGAGTCTTCCGATGAGGAAACTTAGTTTCCAGTGTCTACACGACACGGACTTGGTCCACGTAAGGGAAATTGTTTCCCCGCAAACCACCGTGAGGTGAAAGCTCTTCAG